CCCACAGATGCGATAGATCAGCGTGTACTTTCGACGCTTGGAAAAATTCTCTGCCGCCTCTTGTAAGTACGTTTGCGTATGCCTTGGTATGCTGTTCCCAGCTTGCATCACTCGATAAGTCATGCGTGCCATAGTTTGCATCGAATCCCGTTGTTTTCGGCTTCTCGATGGTTATTAGTTTTGTTCGGCTCCCCGGTGCGGTCTGGCAGTTGCTTTTGCACGTCATGTCAACGCCCCCCAGCAGAACCGATCCAGATAGTTATTAACCCGCTCCCGGTTGTCGCATCCGTTGAAGTTGCCGGATACATGCCACTTGATCGCGGTTTTAATTCCCTGCGGTACTGAATCGGCGTCTGCGTATCCACACACAAACCGAACCGTTACCGCTTGAATCTCCGTGTAGGTAGTCGGCCAGGTCTCACCATAGGCAGGCTTGATGAGACCCGGCTCCCTGTCGGTATCAACCGTATATTTTGAACTGGCGAGCGTCTGGCTGTCGCCGTTAGCGTCCAGATAGGTGATTGAGGTGACAGACTGAATAGGCGGTCTCCGCAGTTCAATAACACACGGAAAGTAATCCAGCTTCAGGTCTACCGTAGTTGTCAGCAGATATCGTGAGGTGTAACGCTCGATGTAGTCCACTGCGTCTTTTTCGAAGTCACTCAGCATTGCATCTGATTCGTTATCATAGAGCCGTACATGCTCCCGCAGGTCGGCGGCGCAAACCACCGACCCTGTAGCGGGAGTCACAACGGTCAGAGAAGATCGAATCATTTAGATGATGCCTTTCTCGTTTTCTTTTCAACTTCTTCGGCCAATCCCCGCCGCGTAAAGTGAAACGCCGATTCTGGATTCATCGTGTATGACTTCCCTTCCTCGTAGGTTTCACCGTCAACAGCATCAACGGTGTGGTCTTTCAGAAATCGAATCGTCTTCGTGTCAGGCATCATCTACCCCTATGCAATGGTGTCAGCGGTTGCGTCAGCTCGCGAGAATCGCAGGTCAGACCGAATGTAGGTAACAACACCCTCATCCGTTCCGGTTGCGACTGCACAGCTTGCGGATACGTACCGCAGGTCTGTTCCCAGTGCGGCGAGTTCCTGTGCGGTACATTCGAGGAAGCAATAGTCCCCGACCGCGTTAGGCTCTTCGCCTGAGTAAACCTTGACCTCAACGTCAGTGCCGCTGCCATCGCTGGCAGAGTTGGCAATGATTTTGAAAGTCAGAGCACTGGTCCCAACGGTGCGGAAGAACCCGGCAACGAACCGGCCCGCATCTCGCATATCTACCCAGCCGATATCAGTTGCAGTGGTTGCATCTGGGTCGAAGTCGTACTGAGTCACAACATTGCGGCTCAGAAACTTCTGGTTAGTTTGTGAAGAAGCCATTCTGGATCACCTCCTTTATTAACCGCGTTCATCGAGTACAACGAACGGTGACAGTGTGTTTGAGCTGTTCTTCGGCGTCAGTGCGGTTCTCCACCAAGGAGCGCCAGCATTACGCAGAGACAGACGGAAAGTACGCTCGTTATTCAGGAAGCGAACGTGAACGGATTCAGCAGACTGAAGCGGCTGGTAAAGCCCTTCGAGATACTGCGTCCAGTTACCCAGAACAATGTCGCCCTTGTCACCAAGAGTCTTGCAATATTCCGTGTAATAGATCGGGCGACCCAGCAGCATGTCAGGCATGTCAGCCTGCAACGATGGCTGATAGAAGATCGCGCCGGCAGAACCACTGGCCAGGTTTAAAGCGAACAACTGAGGAATCGTGTCATGATTCGCCAGCCATACGGCATTCTGGAAACCCCAGCACCGCGAACGCATCTTGATCAGGTTCGTGATGTTGATGGTGTCAGCAGCCTGGGAGCCTTCCTTCGCAACAGATACGAGACAAGGTGAATTCATAATCCCCATGTGCTCGCCGGTACCAGTACCGTTAAGCCGCTCGTTGATCATGTGGCTGGTAAACTCATCGCGGAACCCCTGCTGCAACAGTGCGGCAATGGTCATCGGTGAGTCAGCCAGCAGCTCTTCAGTCGTGTAAGTCAGACCGAACAGGCTGTAAGCCTCAAGCCGGACCTTTTCGAACTGCATACGGCTCGAACTGGTGGACTGCGTTTCCATGTTACGGGCAACGGTCAGACCACCGCTGACGCTCGTACTGTGATCCTTGTCAACGCGGGCGTTGATGTTCACAATGGGAGCGTTCATCGGAATATTGGTCAACCGTCCCAACATCGGATCTGGCTCCGGCTCAGTCCGCAGAAAGTCCGGCAGCATCTGCTCAGGCACCAGGAAGCCGCCGTATGCGTCGTCCTGTGTGCTGTGCTCGTCACTTCCGGCTGTTGCCTGCAAAGGCTTCAGGCGGTCGTCTACGCGGCCCGTGCGACCGGCAGCGAGCACACTGGTAAAGAACTCGCGCGGCGATTTGAAGCCCTTCATGGGATCATTGACGCTAGCTTGCTTAACTTCTCCAATCCGGTCTTTAGCTTCCTCCTCGGTGTCGCGGTTGCGATCCGGCACAGCAGCCATTTCCTTTTCAAGATCAGCGAGCTTCTGTTCCCGGCTGATGTTCTTTTCCAGAGCCTCAAGTTCACCCTCGAAGGCTTCGTATTCCTTTTCCTGCTCGTCGGTCAGTTCGTCGCTGGCTACCAGCTCCTTCATCGCTTTGACGATGGCACCTTTCCGACTTTGCAGCTTCCGCAGATTGCCGCTCATTTTCCTTACCCCCAATAAAAAAAGCGGGCGACGTAAAGAGACATGAATCTCAAAACGTCGCCCGCTTATGCGTAACGATTGAATCAGTTGTATTTGAATCTGTTGGCCGGTCCGCTACCGCGTAACACTGGCCAAACTAATTCTTGCAAAACTTTACATTGGTGTCAATATCAAAAATCTACAATCTCTCATGTAACGCCAGACGCTTACGCCGGACGCTGTTGGAAGTCTTCGGTGTCGCACCGATCAGCTTGTTTACGACTTCCTCGTATGTCTTGATTCCATCGACCATACCAACCGCCAGTGCTTCCTTCGGCAGTAGGACGCGACCTTTGCCGTAGTTCGCTTTGACATCCTTAGTTGAGGTTCCCCGGAATCGTGCCAGATCAGAAACAAACTGATCCCCGGCGTCATTGACCATCTCCTGCATACGCTCGCGCAGGCTGTCGGTCATCGGCCCCCATCCTTCGCCCTTGTGCTCGCCGTAGGTGACAAGCTCAGACTTGAAACCCATTGACTGCATGAACTCGCTGTCGTCGATGTGTTCCCAGATCACACCCACCGAACCGGCTGAACCGCTGGGAGTCACATACACCTCATCGAACGCAGCCCCCAGATAATACGCGGCTGAGTTCATGTCCCCATCGGCCACGGCAATCAACCGTTTGCCCTGGCCCCGGTAATTGAAGATCTTCTCGGCGGTCTCAGGTGTGTTCTTCACCATACCACCGTTGGAGTCGATCCGGGCGACAATCGCAGACACAGAGTCATCAGCCATCAGGGAATCCATCTGCTGCCCCAGTCGCTCCGTTGATGTGTAGTTCATGCCGAACATGTCCATCAGATCGTTGCCACGGTGCATGATGGTTCCCATGATCGGAACGATACCCACGCGGCCTTTCGTCTGCCTCATGGCTGGCTTCTTAGCGGCCTCTTTTAAATGTGGCAAATTTGCCACATTCTCGCCCTTAATCTTGCAAATCAAGTCCCTGTAATGAGTTGGCTCGATTGCCCACGGTGTAGAATTGAATTCTGCGATAAGATTAGACATGAGCCTTCTCCTTCAAAATATTGGTTAATGCCGTCGCGCGGCTGGTCTTCCAGTCTTCTAAGACTTCCTCCGGTGATCCGGTGGATAGTGTTACCATTCCATCAACTACAACGTGCTGTACCGCCCGGTCCAACCCGGTAACCTCGAACGCCTCATAAATCGGCGTAACCGTCTGTGAAACGTAGTCCCGGTATTTCCCGGTGTAGTATTCGTTCACCCACGCACCGAACTTCTCAGGGTCTGCTGTCGCGTGCTTGGCTCGCTTCTCCAGCTCTCTCAGCTCAGCTGATGCAATCCGCTTGGATGCGTCAGCCAGCATTCTGGCGAACGCCTGAGACTCTTCTGGAGTGTCTTCTTGGTCATCGTCGGTTGCGTCCTGCTGCTGGCTTCCTTCAGATGCCATATTCAGCGGTTGCATGAAGTCGTCACCACCTGCAACGGGTGGCAGGTTCTCCATCTTCCGGACTTCGTTACGGGTGTAGATCATGTTATTTAGACCGATCTGATACTGATTGAATCGGGCTTCGGAATCCCCACGCAACAGACCATCAACGTTATGCTCGAAGACATAATCCTCTTCGATGATCAAATCCCGATCTACGGACGCTTCCCACTCCTTCAGCCAAGGATCCATCGTGTACTTGATGAACTCTGTTGATTGATGTTCGATGTTCGTGAACGTCGCGTGATCCATGATGCCTACCATGTGTGGCGGCATCCCATAGATACGCGCAATGTCCTCAGCCTGAAACTTTCTGGTTTCCAGATACTGAGCATCCTCTGGAGTGATGCCGATTTCGTGGAACTCCATACCACCTTCGACAACGGCCACGTTATGAGCCTTTCCCGCACCGGAGTAAAACTTGTCCCATTCCGCCTTAAGTTGTTCTGCTGCGCCGGGTGGCAGCTTGGTCGGATGCTTCAGGATACCGCCCGGTCTGGCTCCGTTCTTAAACAGTGCAGCACCATGTGTCTCAGCAGCCTGTGCCAAACCGATTGACTTTGCTGCCAATGTAATAGGTGACAGCCCTTCGATCCCATCTGAGGACATCCAACGCAGGTGCAACACTTCGTCCTGTGTCAGCATCCGTTCCGGCAGGTCGCCCATCGCGCGCAGCTTATACCGCAGTCGTCCGTTCTCCAGCCGCTCTGGTTCCACGCGGTCAGGGTGGATCGGCTCCAGACTCTCGATCCCGCCTCCGTTATTTGTAATGATTTCTGCGTAAGCATTCCCCCGCAACGCAAGGTGCATCGTCAACATCTGCCGGAAGCCATAACCGGTCTGCCATGAGTTAGGGCGTCCCTTCTTCGTAGCCAGCAGGCCGTAAACCTCATGTTTGCTATCGGTGATCTTGCTACCGTCGGCAGATTCCTTGTAAACACGAATCGGCAGTCCAGCAGTTGTGAACGCAAGCCGTGTAACACATGCCGCAATCACCGGCAGCAGTAACGCCGTCTCAGGACTGACGCGCACACCTGACGGTGTATTTACCCCGAAGCTGTATGTCCTGTAGGCTGGATGGTTGCTCCACGCTGGCGGATAGTTCAACAGGTCAGTTGATGCCACCGGCAAAGAGTCTTGTTGCCATTCATTTATCATAATACCGTGATCCCCCAAGCGGTCGATTCTGGTGCTAACATCGCTCTACTGAGCGCCATAACTCCGGCCTGTATGCCGTCGATTTTCCTGTAGTCGTTACGCTTCGGTTTCTGCGGCATCATCCTCCCGTTTACCTCTTTTGCAGTTACATGACCTGCCTGCCAGTCCAGAACAGGATGATTGTTGTGGTATAGCTTGCCTTCTCTGATCAGTGCTTCAAACTCATCTGTCGGACCTGCATATCCTCCCACACTCTGCGCAAACTCGAACGCTTCAACGTCAATGCTTTTGATTACCTCTTCGCCGTCCTCGTAGCGTCCTTGCGACAGGTCTTGCATCAATTGCTCTGCATACGTGCTGTCATAAATCAGCTCTTGAATACTGTAATCGCTGGCCAGACTGCGGATCTTTGATTGGATAGCCCCATAGTCAATCGCATCCCCCGGCGTCAGAATCAGCTTTCCAGACGCTGCCCATTCCAGGAACGGCGCCTTGTCTTTGTTTTCGTTGGCATAGGCTTCTGTTAGCCAGAAATACGGCAGCATCATGTATTCGCCGTCTTCATCGCCCCTGAAAACTAGCACCACGGCAGACATATCCCGCGTCCTCGACAGGTCGGCACCAAGCCAGCACTCCTGCCCGTATAGTTCTTCCTCTGTGAAATCCCTGCCACACTTCGCCCAGTCACCACTTTTTAACCAAGGGTTAGAAGATTTCTGCCAGACATTGACGCGGTATTTCATGAACTTCGCCAGCTCATGGATCGAGACTTTCTTCGCGTTGTAATACGCAAGATACTCTTCCTCACGTATCAGGACGTCCCACATTGGGTTCGCCATTTTCCCATATTTCACAGGGTCTTCGGCCAACTGTTCGGCGGTCAGGTCTTGCGGAGCACAATACTGAGCAACGAAAAGTTTCTCGTTCTCGATCTGTCCTGACTCGACCTGTTTGCCATAGTCAAACCGCTGCTTCCCGTAGCCGTCTGGATTATCTCCTGCCGTTGACACCTCGATTTGTAGTGGCTCCATGCGAGAGATCCCAGCACCCTCAAGGATGTCAACCAGCGCCCGGTCTACAACGTGCGTTTCGTCGATCAGTACGCTGCCATTCAGCCCTTCCTGTGAGTTCTTGTTATCGCCGGATACCACGCGCCAGATTGACGTTGTAGGGACATAGGTAATAGTTCCAGTGGTCTTATTGATCTTGCACTCTGCCATCAGTTCAGGGCTGTTCCTGACCATCTCCTCTGCGTGTTTGTGGCTGATCTCGCGGGCCTGCTTCCCATCCTTCGCACAGGAAAAACACTTCTGGCCATCCTCGCCGTCACCGCACAACAGGTACAACCCCCATGCCGCCAGCGTTGGAGACTTGCCGTTCTTCTTGGCAATGTAGATAGACGCCTGGTTAAATCGCCGGATCTCATGCCCAAAGAACTCCGAGTGCTTCACCCAGCCAAACAGACGCATTGTGCATTCGTACTGCCAGCCTACCTGATGCCCAGCCTTGCGGCATTTGATATATTTCTCAGCCCTTTCCTGTGCCATCTCCGGGTCATACTCATCCGGCACTGGTTCTTCACGCTGACATTGCAGGCAACCATACATCCGCATCGGCTCGCCTGCGTGCCTGCCCTCGTACAGCTTGCAATACCGCTCAATCCACCACACAACATACGCACCGGCATCCCAATCGAAACGACAGCCATTGTCAACGGCCAGTTCATCCGACTTATTGCGTATCCAGTCCTGTGTGATTGTGTCAGTCATTTAACCTCTCTGCCTAGTGGCGATGCCTTTTTTCTCTTTCGGTGTCACATGCAAGCCGGTTCTGGCCGATGGAGTCATTCCGAATTCACGCTCCATCTTCAGTAATTCGGCTGATGTGTTCCGCTCAATAGCAACCTCTGGTGCTGACTTTGGCCCATGTTCCGTCTCGAATCTTTCGCCGTTCTCCTGTAGGAACTTGTTGGCACGAAACCACCGAACGAACGTATTGCAATAACGCGCCAGTGTGTTCCCATCTGCCGTAGTCAGAACCCCCATTCCATCTAAAATTGGGAACACCTGATCCCACACTTCAGCAGACTGCTCCGTCATCCAATACGGCTTCTGCGGTAACCCTGGTGGCGGCTTTGCTTCCGTCTCTGGGTCGCCGTGTCTGTCCTTCCTGTACGTACCGTCTGCAATCTTAATTGCCGTCGGCTTCGGTTTGGTTCCTCGTCTGCCCATGCCCTAACTCAAAAAACTTGCCAAAAAAAATACGTGAT